ACGTACTACAAATTAACTTTCTATGTGTACACGATACAATTCGAAACAAGCGCCTCGCGCCTCTTCTCATATCCGAAATACGTAGAAGAGCTAACGCGATCGGGATATGGCAAGCTGTGTATACAGCCGTCGCGGAATTACCAACACCCATCGCGAAGACGCGGTACTGGCACAGGCTTCTCAATGTACCTAAACTGAATAAAGCCAAATTTTCACAAGAACGCGAACGTCCACATCGTCTCATTGGTGGTACTTCACACACGTTTATTACGAAAAAAGATGTGCCACGTGTAGCACGTATACTCAATAGACACTTGTCTAAATATTCGGTAGCACCCGTCATAGACGAAGCTTACGTGACACGATGGCTGATTTCGGTGAAAGATGTGGTACACTCATACATAGATGAGACGGGACATGTCACGAGTTATTACTGTGTCCCATATACTTCCGTCAAAACTGGTATTCATGTGAAACAGGCATATATGTTTTACGACACGGGTGATGAACTCAACTCGGCAGCTATCCTCGCACGCAATGCGGGGTTCGACGTTTACAATACACTTGATGTTGGTTTGAAACACAGTACACTTCGTGAGTCCAAGTTCATGGAGGGGAATGGTCATAATCACTGTTACGTTTACAATTGGTCTTGTGGTAACATTTTACCGGAAAATATTTTCATGAGATTCTTCTAAAATTAAAAATAAAAAAAATTATTTTTTTCTACGCTTTCTTCTTTGAAAAGAAAAGAAAAAAATAAAAAAAGTTTTTTGTGTTTTTAAAAATGAAAAAACATGGTGTTGCTTCGTTGAAAATGTCGTCTTTTGGTTTGAAACCATGCATGTCCCTACATAAACCATTTTACCCTTTATGTAGAGACTATGTCTTTTTCAAACAAAACCTTAAAAATCTCGTCATCTCAAAATTAAAAATAAAAAAAATTATTTTTTTCTACGCTTTCTTCTTTGAAAAGAAAAGAAAAAAATAAAAAAAGTTTTTTGTGTTTTTAAAATTGAAAAAGTACCAAAAAACTTAGAATATAAAAAAATTGGTATATCCATTTTAAACCAATTGACGAGGTTATATAGAGGGTATGTCTAACTGATACCTATTTGCATTTTACTCCGTCCCAAAATTAAAAATAAAAAAAATTATTTTTTTGAATGCTTTCTTCTTTGAAAAGAAAAGAAAAAAATAAAAAAAGTTTTTTGTGTTTTTAAAAATGAAAAAACATGGTGTTACTTCGCGATTATTCTCGTCTTTTGGTTTGAAACTCTATATATAAAGAAATAATTCGTATGTATACCACACATGATATCACATGGAGACGGTGGATCAAACACGAATGCGAGTGGTCTACCATTCGAAAAATGTGTCTTACGAAATCATATACCCGGACAGAAATATGTGATAGGCGACAAAACATTTGTATACTTGAAACAATCCGGTTTCACGAATCACATGTCTGACCTAAAAGATCTATATTGGGAACACGATAAGAAACCAGATGGCGCTTACGTCAGTTCTGATAGAAAGACGGTAATCCTTTTCGAGTGTAAACACCAAATAATACCCGGCTCTGTCGACGAAAAACTTCGCACCGGTCCGTGTCTACTCGAAGAGTATCGTCACCTTTACCCGGGTGTGAATTTTCATCTCGCATTTATCGTAAATGATTGGTGGTTCAAACAGAAAAAATATGAAATACCTATAAAATTTAACGAAAAATACGGTATAAAAGTATTTTTCGCGAAACATGGCGACGTTTCATGGAAGATGCACATCAATCGTAAAACACGGAAGTGGACATTGTTCCCGGCATACTACACATTAAATGAATCTGAAGTTAATCATTGGATGACCGAACGATCACTTCAGTCGTAGTCGCTTCTGGATTTTTACTATTTATAGCCCGTCTCGCTTTTACATCAGATATGTTGTAATCACAAAACGATGCACGAACTAAATCTACACCCGCATTGCTCATCGTAAATTTAGCGCCACACGACTTCGTTAACGCAAATAATTCCTCGTGGTCCTTCATTCCGAATCCATCTTTTGTGTATCCCACGAAAGATGTTTTTGTTTCCGGTGCATACGGTGGATCGAGATACATGAAGTCACCGGGCTTGACACGAGCGATTGCATCCCTAAAGTCACAGTGTACGAACTCCACACGTTGTATACTCTTCGATATTTTTTCAAATTCGTCGAGTGTGACGAACTGTGGCGTACTTTTATAATGCCCATATGGTACATTGAACCCATTTGGACCTTCCCTGAACACACCCCTAAAACAGGTTTTATTTAGAAATATGAACATAGCCGACCGGTCGCCAACGTTTGAATTGTACAGGTGTCTTAGCCAATAATAGTAACTCTCCTTGGATGTCATCGCTTCATCTTCATTCGTAGGCTTTCGATTAATTTCTGTACCGGTTAATCCATCGTATACATTCAAGAGTTTCATGACTTCTTCGTGCAATTCTTTTGGTCGAGACTGTACATCCTTGTATACGTTTATGAGTGTCTCATTGAGGTCATACGCATGTATCTTACCCCGTACATCACATCTGTCCAACACAGCAAACAATACACTCCCGCCACCCACAAATATTTCGTGATAATCGTTTATTTCTTTTGGAAAACTACCTAAGACGGGCTCAAGTAACTGCGTTTTTCCACCAACCCACTTAAGGAAAGGTTTCATACTTATAGTAAGGTCTAAACTTTTAAGTGATGGAAGAGATACGAAAGTATCACAACCAAGAAAAGAGGGAACTCATAACACGCGTGTGTCGAGAAGGTGATGCCGTGTTAGACGTAGGATGTGGTTTCGGGGGAGACATAGGTAAGTTCAAGCAGTGTGGCGTAAATTTAAGTGCATGCGAACCACTCGAAGATGCCCTCGAGGAAGCTAAATCGCGGGCTTCCAAAGTGTATAAAATGCGCATTAATTTTTACCTCGGGGACATCACGAGCGCACCAAACAGAAAATATGACGTCGTGTGTTATAATTTTTCCATTCACTATATTTTTCAGACCGAAGAATTGTTCATGCAAACCACGAAAGAAATAAGTAAACGCGTGAAACCGGGTGGTACGCTCATGGGTATCATTCCCGATTCACAACAAATCATATTCAAAACACCATTAAATTACGGAAAGGACACATTTTTCTTGATGAAAGGTACGAGTCACGGGGCATTCGGTGAAAAGTTGTTCGTACAACTCGAAGACACACCCTATTATAAAGACGGAGCAAAGACAGAACCCATAGCACATAGAGACTTATTCGTGACGCGTTTAGAAAAATTAGGATTTAGACTTAAGGCATGGGAACCACTACATGGAAATCCTATATCTGAACTCTACTCAAAATTTATCTTCGTATATAAGAGATGATACTCGCACTTATTCTCATCGTTGTAAACTTATATATACTTTTAAACACGAAAGAACCAGAGAATTTGCGCATAGTAAGAGAGCGATACCAAATTCTTCGAGAATACATACACAAATCTGGTGATAATGAATTCAAGGAACTCTGTACAGAAATACCAATCACCGCGCATTACCGCGCCCAGGCTGGAAGCGTTGGTTACAACATAAACAAGGGTCGAGAGATAGGACTATGCATAAATGGCGAACCAAACGAAATCATGCACGTATTGATACATGAACTCGCACATTGCACGGTCGACGAATATTCACATAGCGCGAAATTTTGGTCCAACTACGATAAAATCAAAAACATGTGCGTTTCTATAGGTGTATACCAAGAGATACCAGAAAAGACCAAATTTTGTGGCAAACACATCCAGGATAAATAATCTACGTGTATCATAAATGAAATCTGATATCATCAATTTGGTTTTACTTTGGGTCGTGACATTCGTAGCTTTGTATGCACCACTTTTGACTGCAAATGCTAAACCAAAAGTTAGACAATGGGTAAACACAGTTTTATTGACTGTGGTGACCCCATTGTTCATTAACGTCATCGCCAGAGGCACGAGTATGTTTTCCAAGTTTGGGGTTGATTACAGATACATAATTACTGCGTCGATATCAACGTTCTTGCTTTTCGTCGCGTATCTTCAAAACAAAAAACTCAAAAAGAGTATCACGGAATTCGGGGAGAATATTGAAAGCACGGGAATTACGCTCGGTCTTTTAATACCCACATTTACGATTGGGTTGGTGATCGCAAACACACAATTTGGTGGTGCGATGTATACGTATTATTTTTAGGCATAACGCTTAAGCACATAGAAAATACCAGCCGCCACAGCACCGGTCGCCGCGAGGCCGACCATGCTTCGGTGTCCCTGTTCATTCAAGAACTGGGGCACGTAATTGGCGAGCTTTTCCTGTACAGGCTTACTAATGGCAGCCGCAGTACACGCCGCGACGACGACGGCTTGCATCTGCTCATCAGTAAGGTTGAAGGGGTTTTTACTTTGCATGGCAACTGGCTGCTGCTGCTGCTGCTGCTGTGGTTGCATCATCATGGGCTGTTGAAGCATCATCTGCTGTTGCTGGACTCGTGGATCGGATTCCATCATTGGTGGTTCGAGTGGCATCTCTGGCTGACCCATGATGTCATGAATTGGCGTGGAATCCATGGTCATTTCTTTATTTTGACTCACATTTTTTTCGGCTTGATTATTTTGCATGAAGGATGTCGTCAATGGAACCATACCGTCATCATTTTCAGAGAGATTCAAAGTTCGAACGTCGGTCGACATTTAATGTAGAATGATGTTTTTGAAATTGGTGAGTGACGCATTCGTTATTTTCGTTTGGTTATAGTGAGATGTGTTTTCTTTGTCGCTTTCTTTGCGTCAGCCTCCTGCTGTTCCAAATATTTTGGGTTGTATGTTTTCTTGTGCATGCTCCAGAGTTGTGGACTCCCCACCCTGAATCCAGTTCTGATCTTTGCCTTGTACCAGAATACACAATCGGTTATTTTATTACTTTTCACTGTGTTATCTAGTACAAGACACTCATAGTTTTCAGTGCATTGGTCCATGACCTTACAAAACATATCAAACGACGGGAAAATGCCAAAGAATGATTTATATAGTTTTTCTCTATTTTGTATGATGTTTTCCCTGAGGATAAACACATAATCCACATTCGCTCTAAGTGCGGGAGGAAGATCCATCACGTACTGCATCGTCAGCATGAAGAAGATGTTAAAGTGACGACCGTTCATAAAACACTGACGAATTCGTGTTTCTTTCAAAAATTTTGAATCGTACATACAATCGTCGAGTAACATGAATGCCCCGTTCGTTCTGTTCTTTCCCCTGGTACCCACGAGCTTTCGTTGTCTGGTTAAAACACGATCAACCGCTTCACCATCGTAATCGCCGTAGACACACACATCGGGTATAAAATTTCCGTAAAAGTGGTTACCTTCTTCTGTACCAGATAGAACTATACCAGCTGGTATATGTTTCTTATAGTACATGATGTCCTTTACTAATGTTGATTTACCTGTGTTGCGCTTTCCAATGAATACACATATTCGGTCATCCTCCATGCTCGCCGGATTGAATTTTCGCAACTGAATGTTCATTCTAAAATACTGTATCGTTTTATTTCGCAAAATTTTACTCACAAATAGTAGGAATGTCGGGTCGTCTGTTACTCGCAGCCACTGGAATCCAGGACAGATGGATCACCGAAGAACCACAGTATTCACACTTTCTTTCCAGATTTAGAAGACACACAAAGTTTGCTTTTGAACAAGTTGAAATTCCGATAGAACGCTTTAAAGAGTATGGCAATGAAATTTCCGCTCGTGTACCCAACACAGTGGGTGATATGATTCGAGATCTGACACTTAACATTGATTTACCACCACCCACGCCCACATCTGGGCAGGGTGACACGTACGTCATTGCGACCGGAAGCACAGATGCTACCTTATACGTCGATGCCGTGGAGACGAGTGAACTCCCTGTATATCAAGGAATAGAATACGTGTTTAACAGTACAGAAGATTTTACCATTACTGGTGTGAGTGTGAAAGATTACACGAAAGAGAACTTGGGAGGTGGAAACTATAGAATTACTTTGAACATAGAGATCAATATCATAGGCACCTACGACAATGTTAGAATAACATCCGTGAGTGACCCATTAAAGTATCTAATCCTAAAAGTCAAACAAATTAGATGGAACACATCCACACCAACGAAAATGATTAAATACGCGGACCTACTCATCGGTGGACAGACGATTCAGCGTATCACAGGTGAGTACATATACATGTACAATCAATTACAATATACACAAAATGACGCCGACTTTACACTCGTCGCCACAACACTGCATAACAGTTATCCCATCATTAACGACGCCGTCTACCCACAGTACACGAACTTCCAAAAATACAAAGTACAGTTACCCTTTTACTTCAATAAACACCCCAGTTTAGCCATACCTACGTGTGGTCTTACAGTGCAAGAAGTCGAAATAAAACTAAAGTTTAGACCCGTCGATGATCTCACCGTGGAATATGATATCAGTTCATCAACGTATAGCCCCACGTCGATTACGTGTGATGTAGAACTTAGGAATGCAAGTTTATTCGTAAATTACGTGTATCTCACGGATACAGAAAAGGCATTTATAATGACCCGCCCCATTGAATACGTCATCACACAAACACAAGTCGCAGAAATACGCATGGACCCAGGCGTTTCTAAACGCACTGTCATGATTAATTTCAAACACCCCGTCAAAGAATTATTTTTCATAGCGACGAATGATGATACACGAGATCACGTACCCATCAAACACGTAAATTTGAAATTCAATAATAATACGGTGATAGACGCAGATAACCTTGAATTGTCCGCGGAACAACCATTAAAACATCACACAAACTCTATCGATGAAAACTATGAGTTTGGTATATACAGTTTCTCACTCAAACCAGAAGTGTATTACCCAACGGGTCAAGTAAATATGAGTCGCGTGATACATAAACTTCTGAGCGTTGAACTCGATGGACCGAGTATATCGAGTGCACACACACTTCGCGTGTACGCATCAAACTACAATGTTTTACGCATAAATGGAGGTATTGCTGGTTTAAAATTTTAGGGTGTAATAATAGTAATGGCTGGTAGAGTCCAATTAGGTACGACCGGTCCACAGGACAGTTTGTTCACGGATGACCCAGAGTATACGTATTTCATAAAAAATTTCAAAAAGCATGGTAACTTTTCAAGGTTTTATACAGATTTAGATTTTGAGGGGCGAATTGAATTTGATGAAGAAATCAGATGTACTATACCACAAAATCAAGGAGATCTTCTCAAGGGTGTGAGTTTAAAACTCACACTCGGTGGAATCGATCAAAATTTAGTGAGTGGATATGACCATATTACATATTGTGAAACAATAGCTCATTCTATGATAGAATACGTAGATTTATACATAGGAGGAATCCTCATACAAAGAATCACGACTGACATGTTAGCCATACATTCTGAATTATTTGTGACGCAATCTAAACAGTCGTGCCTTACAAAACTCATAGGTAAACCATATCAGATTTTTTCTGTCGCCGATGACAGATACAGAGTAATCCGCAATGAACTCATCACAAAGTCTAAAACGGATGCTTCATATATTGTAAATATTCCTTTTTACTTCCATGAGTACCCGGAGCTCGCTATACCACTGTATGCTATCACAAAACAAGAAATAGAAATTGTGATTAAATTACGAAAGGCTGAAGAATGCATATTTGCAGTGAATGACACATCAGAACTGATAAGTGAGTCGTATTACATAGGCGAAAATCCAACTGGTCTCATAAAAAGCGCTAAACTTAATTTGGAAATGATATCACTCGAAAATAAACCTGAATTGGGACGCACTGATTATATCATCACACAGACGCAATTGAATACATTTACACTCAATAACGCGGATGCTAAATATAACGATTTACTAAAAGCGAATGAATTTGAGGTGCGCACAGATTTTAAAAATCCCGTTAAAGAATTATTCTTTGTCGTTAAAGACAAGTATGAAAATCGCACGAATATTACAAATGATTTCTCGACGCCACTTGAATATTCGTCAAATACAAATATAACGAGTGACGTTTCTACATTCACAAACTCCGAGCAACTTAAGTACCTCGAATTAAGACTCGATGGTAGCGAGATACTCAACCATGTCACGGGTGACATGGTACACCTCAGGTCTATACAACCCGGTAAACACCATTCAAGAACACCTGTGTATAGACGTTTTTACATGTATAGCTTTGCACTCGAACCAGAACGTTGGTACCCGACAGGGCAACTCAACTTTTCACCCATAAAGAATCAAAATGTCAAAATTGGTCTTTTTAATTACACCACGAACTTTGACAAAGAACTTAGAGTTTACGCACAAAATTATAACATACTCCGTTTGGAGAACGGAACCGTGAAATTATTATTTGATACATAATGAAAACAGGTTTTGATCTCACCGGCGATACAAACGCACAAATTGACCAGTACACACAGATGATGATTGATATCGTCACACCTGTACTTGAAAAAGGTATGATTCTCGCATGCGAATATTCAAAAGCATGTGGAAGAACCGCGGTTCTCATGAAAGATTTGGAATACTCGATGAAATATTGTGCGAGATATGAAGTCGGACAGAGGGTGGGTTCATATTTCCCAGACTTGGACGATGACGACGATGATGTGGGCGACATCGAGGTCATAGATGAGTCTGACATAGAGTTCACGAGATATACAGGTGAAGATCCGGGTATGAATAAAATAAACGAAGCTTTTGATACTTGGGATTCATGGGTACCTACGAACCCGACAGAAGAGCTTTTAAAAAATGCTATTGATAGTAATGGACAATGATCATACTCCAGAAGGGTGGACAGAATCAGAGTATAAGGAGTTCAAAGTAGATGACGAATCTGATTCGGATTCGGATTCGGATTCTGATTCTGATTCTGATTCTGAACGGGATGACATGAAAGGGTACCAGAAGAAAGAGTACAAGAAAATTCTTGTCGTGGAAGATTTACTTCCAGAATAATTTTTTCTATGAGTATTATATAAAATGTCTACTGCCGCTGAAACTGTTACGCTCATCAGCCAAGAACTCGAATCGCAATCCTTGAACGCGGTCGTCGCTGGTTTCTCTTTCGCCGCGGCTTTGTCGTGGATGGACCTCGTCCGCTGGTTGGTTAACCAAGTCGTCAAGGTCAACAAGAATGGTGGCATGAACTACACGCTCACCGCTCTTTTCACCACTTTGTTGTCCATCGTGGTGTACCTCGGTGTCTCTCGTTTGTCGACTCGTGTCCAAAAGCCTGCGCAACCACTCTATGCGGTCACCCGCTAAGATTGCTTCTTGGTCATCATCAACATCAGGACACCCGCCAATACTATCAGAAATATGGATACAAACGCATCCCATCTCTGTACATCCTCAAATTCGGGGATGTCCACAGGTGGCGGAAGAGACACATCTCTTTCAATTTTAGGTACATTTTCAAGCTTATCCGTCGAACACGTGATCGCGAATTTAAGGACGTGATTTGCATTTCTGAAATCGTATGGTATGAGGCGACCTTTACTGCTGTAATAAAATTGCACTCGTATACTCGATATGGTTTTTTGTGTACCAGAATCAAAATTGTGTTCAAGTGCATCATCGGAACCAGAATGATTTATCACGTCTCCACATGTGAGTATTCGCCCAGTATAAAACGGTGTATCTGCGTATACAGTCTGATTAAACTCGTCGGAACCACTGCTTAATTTGAGTATGAATGAATCAACACCTTGAAGGTTTATACTCCCCGTCTTAAGGCTGTTATTCACGGAGTGTACATTATCTGAAGAAAACCCGAGAACATCGTGTGGTGTCGTGTATGCATTTGAAGATGTGTATCCGTGTATACCCCCATAAAATGCAAAAGTGAAATCATTAGTTGCATTTGAAAACACTATATCGTTTGTGTATGATGCATACGTTGCGGAATCAAGTATATCAGAAACCTGTATGATATTGGATACAAGCTCATCACCATCATAGTTTCCGTTTGGTATGCTTATAGTTTCGGTGTACGACGCTGTGTTAATAGTGAACGTATTATTGCGTTCGTGTATGAGTAATTGACTGTTATGAATTCGAGCCGATGTGAGTGTTATCTTAGATACGTCGTAGATGGGATTCTTAAGATGTATCACGTAATCACCTGGATCCGGGTACAATATTGGGTCTCTATCACCACTATCTATGTCTAAGGTATGGACCTTCATTAAAATATATGGACAATATTTTAATGAGTGTTTTAATCTATAATTTACTATTTTTAGCACAAATGGTGTGCGTATGGGTTGTTCAATAATTGGCGTTTCGCAATGTCGAGTCCCGCCTGAGAAGCATGTGGATTTTGGTTACCCTTATACACATTGAGGTCGTGGTACGACGAATTCGTGTATTGCTGAGTCCACCCAGCACCCATTGGATTCACACGGCCATCCACGCGTGTGGTGTCCGACCGCGCAGAGGTAAGCATACCACCTTGATTGAGTGCATTCGCTCGAACATTCATACGACCTGGATTCGCCGCACGGTTCGCCTTACCGCGACGTTCGTCGGGTCGGAAACCATACTTTTGTAATTCTTCAGTCGTATAAGACCCTCTTTGACCAATTGCAATTTCGGGGGATTCGAGATACCCGTGTGCATAGCTATGAATGCCTGGTTGTGGCTGATTTCTGTACTGGTACTGTTCGATGTTCCCATCCTTCTTGTTTCTAGTTGGATCCTGAGAGACTGTGTTCGCGGAAATGAACCTCTTCGCGGGAGCCACGTTGAGTGTGTCTGTTCTGAGGCCAGTTTCAGCCCGGTTAGTGGTACGCTTTGTTCGTTCGTGTTCACCGCGTGGAGTTCGACCTGAAAATCCTTGCGAGCGCCCGAGCGTCATTGGGAGACGCTCTGGGAGATACGCGGTTTTCTCTGGTCTGTTATGCGAGACTTTACCCACTATACCACGGCGACCACCTTTAGTGTCTTGCGCTGGACCCGATCTACCTGGAAGAGTCGTGAGCTTGTAAGCACCAACATTTTCTGGGTTCACGCGTAAGAGCTGTTGGAAACCACCATACGATGCAACAGATGGGTCCACACCCAAACCTGGACCGACGAGACGCTTTTCTACGGGGGATATATTATTCATTCGGTTGTAATCATTCATTCGGTTTCGCATCTCGAGAACCTCGGCACCACTTGTTCGCATTTGTGGTGCGATGTCACCAAAGTTCGAGGCGACCATCTTATTTACGTATACGTTTTCGATGGGTCGTTCCTTCACGAGTTCGACCTTTGGGGGCACTGGTAATTCCATCGCTTGTCGTTCTGAGGAGTACCTCTCTGTCGTAGGTTGACTCAATTTTCGTCCGGCGTACACGAGACCTGCGATAGCTGCGACAGATATGGGATCGGCCATTCTTATTTCTTATTGATATTTTTATTTAAGTATCTTTGGTTAAACATTCCATTCTGTATTTCGGAACGTGTACTCATTGGTTCATATGAAATGGTTCGAAGTGGCAATTTACACTCCATGTTTTGGAGTGGGAACAAGTTTTGTTCATAGGTTCTCGCGAGAACCTTGTTGAATCGCGATGTCGATTGTGGGCGAAGTTGGTCACTCGTTTCGATATATTCAGCTGGAGCACCCTTACCCGCCATAAATGGTGCAGTACCATACAACATGGTGTTTGGTCGTTGCGAACCATAATTGAGAGTACTGGGCTGGGGGTACACGAATACTTCTTCGGTCGCGCAGTTCACTGGAACAGCGGGGTTCTGGACTATCTTAAGACCTGGCTGCAATTGGTAAGCCATTTTACTATTACAAAAGATTTATTTACCGCCTATCACCGTTTGGCTGAAGTCCAGCGAATGCCTCGAGTTGTGTACCTCGAGCATTTGGACTGCACAAACTTCCGTCTGATTTGCACATGGGTGCACCTTTCTTACCATAAAGCCACTCAGCAAATCCCGTCTGGTCACCACCGACCGTCGTTACTGGTGCACTCACGAACTGTCGAGACAGTGCGTTTTGTTGGTACTTGGGGAGGGTAGAACGAGAACGCGCTGGTCCGAACGGAGTTTCTCCTACGACAAACGCATCTGCATCGGCGCGAACGCTTGGATACGAACACGCTTGGTTACGATTGGGATCATCGCCCATGAGTACATTTGCCATTGGGTTGTCACGGGTTGGTCGCTGGCATGCATCTCCGATATTTTCATAATATTCAACACCTCGTGACACACCTTCCTTAACCATACCAGCTCTTTCCATTACATAAAGAACACCCAACGCGGTCGCGGCGAGAACAAATATACGAACGTCACGCTTGATAAGATAATGCACTGACGCTGCATATATGATGAATCGCGAACCGGCATTTACACGGTCTGCTGAGGATTGAATATTTGTAGGCCAAAATTCGAGGACCTTCTTATCATCAACGAGTTGTTTTGGGTCTTGAAACCAAGAGCTCATTTAATATATATTAGTTTTATTTTTTCAACATACCACCTAGCATACCCTGCATGGTTTTCATGAGAGCAGCTTCGTCAATACCACCACCATCACCCTCCAATTTGTCCGCGCATTCCTTCGCAACCTTTTCAATCATAGAGAGAGTGTCTGCTGGGATCGAACTAATAGTCGTGCCGAGCATGTATAGTGTTTGCACATATTGCCAAATGGCATCTTTCGTTTGCGTGGATACGGACGCCCACTTTTCTTCGAGCTTCACATCCTTCAAAAACTCAAGGTTCTTTGCCTCGTTGATGAAAAACGTGTCATCCTTTGCCGAAATCTTATCCGCGAATGGTGTAACACTGCTCATAAATCCGTCGATGACGAGACGTGGGTTAGACGTTCGCATGATTTCGAACCCTGACATACACTTTTTGATACCCTTTTCTTCTGGAAACGTCTTGTGAAGTTCCGCAAGAAATTGGCCCATCATATCATTGAAAGCAGTCACAGACGTCATGTTTACTGTGATAGATAACACTGTTATCTTTAAGCAAATGGTTCAGTAGATATGGTTTCCCTACCTCCTATTCCGTTAGATACAATAAAAAATACGAGAATCGCGTTTAAGAATGCTGGTTTAGAATAAGCGCTCGTGGGAAGATTACCCTCGTTGTTAAGTTTTGCTTTCGCGTGGATATATCCGGCGGTGATGATACCAGCGACGATCGCCGCCCAAGCTGGATCTCTGAGATAATCTTCAAACTCCATTTAACTATAGCCAACTTTTTTTACGGGGGCATCTGATGCGTCTGGAAACAACACAGGTTCTTCGTCCTCTTCTTCCTCCATCATTTGTTGTGGAACACCTTCACTCGTGTTGACTGTTTTAAATTCATTATCAAATGGCGAAGATTCTTGTTCTGGAGGCTGCATCTCAGCCATGGGTTCTTCCATTGATCCACCTTCAGCGAGTTCTGGTTCTGGGTGTGTTTCAGGTTCTGGTTCTGGTGGATATTCGTCGACGAATTCTGGGTCTTCGGTGTCTTCGGTGTCTTCTCCTCCTACATCTATGTCTTCCTTTTCGTTACTCATGTACGTTTGGAGAATTTGTTGAACCGGAATGAGTTCTCGCACAGAGGCTTCAATCACCATTGTAAAACGGTCGAATAGTTTATCATTTCTCGCGTGTTCGTTTTGACTCTCACTGAAAATGTATGGGTCTTTGTATAAGTCTTTCGCGACGTTGTTGTAACACGTTTGAATGAACACTTCATTCGATGGTAGTTTCAAAGATATCTTCTTATTGTCTTTGCCAAGACGCACTGAAGAGAGAATCTTAACACAACTCACGAATACTGCGGCGAGCAAATCGTTAAACCACGCGCATCTGTTTGCGATATTATCCGTGTGCTGCTTCGACATGGCGTCGGACCAGTTGGGCACTTCTTTCAAAAGCTTTTGAAACATGACGAGTACTTTACGACCATTGGACATGGTGTACGATTCTTCGTACAATTTATCAAACGTCTCGATCATAACTGGACACATCAAATGACACAATTGCCCAATGTACTCGCGCTTCGCTTCTGTGAGTACACTCAAGTTATCCATTTATGATAGAGTGAAATTTTTTTACTAGCCTTTTCCCGCATCCCCCCTGTATTTATTAGCCACCTTCTTCAAATTAACGAAAGATGGAAAGTCCCCAAACTCTTCCGTGGGTTCTTGTTCTTTTGGTTTTGTTTTCTTTTTATTCGACCATGTAATGTATATTTCGTGGTCACCCACAAACTTCGTTTGAAACCCACCGAGATCGAGCTGACGTTTTATGTAATGCGCTGCTTTGAGCCTGTCAAAAGCTGGGTACCCAACTACAAAGGATGGAATCGTGATGAATAAATGTTTATTACCAAATACAACAGTTTGTCGTATCTTTTTAGATACCTGTTCGTATATCTTCATGTAGGTCTCTTTGCGTAATTTGTTACGCTTGTCAGTTATTTTATTTATTTCATCTACACTGATCATTAAATTACACGAATTAATTATTTTCGAGGATATTTGGGCGCCCATACATTTCATCGGCAGTTGGTAGCTTCTTCTCGATGAGTGAAGTATTCTTCACGTAGTGCAATTCGTGCTGTATGACTTCGTCATACTTTTGGAATTCCTTGATGTCAACATCCGACGTGAACATCTTTGTATCCGTGGGCTTTTCTGTATCGAGGGGCTGTGTACGAAGCGAAATGACGACTATCACTGGGTTTGTCTCACTCACATCTTTCATATATTTAGCGATGATGAGCTTCGTCGCATCGACTTTACCCGTCTCTTCGTCGATGAATTCCATGGGGACGTCTATGAAAGCGCTGTTGAGCTCACTTTGAGAAATACCCATCGTACGGAGTGTGGCTTGCATGTTGATATCGTTCCAGTTGACGCGGTCTGGATCATTCATGATTCGAACGTCGGCTGACACGGCGAATGCGTATGGGAACCCACCATGTTTCAAAACCATGAATCGACACCTATAGACTTCATCACCAGTATCCATGTGTTTGTATTTGCGAACTTCGTGTGTGTCTATGATGTAAGTACAAAGTCCCGTCATCTCTTGGATGCGCTTATTCGCAGCGAGCGCGATTTGTTCCATCACTGTGTTGGAAACTTTTGCGTTTTCGAGACGTTTATATTGAGTGAGGTCTAAAACACCCTCGTCGATGTCAGACGTCACTTCCTTCGTCTTAAACATCTCCGTCCTGGACATGAGATACAAAATAAGGAGGATGATCGAAACCAACAGAAGTGTGTTCATTACTATATCTTACAAAAATTTTGAGATTAAAAATAAAAAAAATTATTTTTTTGAATGCTTTCTTCTTTGAAAAGAAATGAAAAAAATAAAAAAAGTTTTTTGTGTTTTTAAAAATGAAAAAACATGGTGTTACTTTGTGAGTATTATCGTCTTTTGGTTTGAAACCCTGTATATTTAGTTAAAGATTATACACGTGTATACACGAAATGAGCGAAGAAGACGTACTCGAGCGCCTAGAGTATGCCATTGAAACAAGAAAGAAGACCATTAAGAAACCAAAAGATATTTTTGATGCAAAAGCACTGGTAGCGCTTTACGATAGACTCCCTAAAACGAAACAGAAATATTACGATGACCTCATGAAAAAGGCGACACAAATCGTAGAAAGTCTCGACGAAGTGACACGTGTGTTCGTCGCCGAGGTGTTACGCGAAGAATGTTACATCGCACCGATTGAATGTGATAATGACATAATTTGCAATTATTGTGATATAGCACGCGATGAAATGTGTACCGATGAGTGTACGTGTGATATCGAACGACTTGAGGTATTTGCGGATGCTATTGGTGCTCACATATAAATCTTTTTTACCCAATCCCGATCCGCCTTGAAAAGTTTAGAGAGTTTTGGATCTGTACGCTTAAACAGTATCATTAATACATTGAGGCGGCGAAACAGTCCAAGAGGGGGTTCACCTGCACGAATGACCTTACCAAGTGCACGGTGTCGAGCGAGTTCAGACTTATCGCGGACGTCGTGGTATCCATGTTCAGTCAATTTACCGTTGGAACGTATAGGTATTTTCATTTTATGTATGTCAATAATATTATATCGACTGCGTCCGTTTAGACACAAATTTTTACCTGTATATTTTAAATGTCCTTGTTGATATACAGCCCAAAGTGTAGTCATAGCATTGACCTCATTGACTATATCAAGCGACAGCCACAACTTGCGCAGCTCGTGAGTTATCACAACGTGAACATCAAGGGCATCCCACCGCAGTACGCACATAAAATTACTCGTGTTCCAACCATGCTCACGAAGAATGGTAAATTTTTGGTTGGAAACGAAATTAAAAATTGGCTCGAATCTTTGCTACCAAACCAAGACATCGGAACGTGTGGTTTCGGTGGGTGTTCTATGACAACACTCGATGGTGAGTCTAACTTAGACATATTCGGACTCGATGATTACGGGCGCACTCTCCAACCACCCATGACACCCGAACTCGAAGAAAAGATCAACCGCGACGTGAGTCGGACATACAACAATAACATAAAGAATTAACACTTGTTTCATCCATGATGAAACTTACTACCATACAGGCGAGTGCCATCAAATCTACATTTGAGGTACTTAAGGACATACTTAATGATGTCAACATTTACTTCAAATCAGATGGAGTATACATCACTACTCTAGATACGGCTCGTACATCACTCGTAGACATGTTCCTGAGTGCGGATAATTTCGAAGAATACACGTGTGATACTGATATAGTGGCTGGTATCAACGTCACGAATACATTCAAGCTTCTTAAGTCAATCACGAATAACGATGTATTGATGATGTCCATCGAATGTCGAGAATTTATGAACATTGAGATACATAACGACACGAAAAAGACGTGCACAAAATTCGCTCTCAAACTTCTTGATATCAATGAAAATCAAATCGAAGTTCCAGCGATGACCATGACGACTGTGACCCCGATGCCATCTGTCGATTTTCAGAGAATTTGCAGGGATATGTTCAACATAGGCACTGATATTGAAATCACCCGGAATGGTCACTTGTTTAGTCTTAATTGCGAAGGTGATTTCGCGAATCAAAAAACTGAGATTCAATGTACGGAAGAGAGTCCCCTAATTTCGGGTATGTATTCTCTTCGGTACATGAACATCTTTACGAAGGCGACGAGTATGTGCTCTAATGTACAAATCATGCAAGAAGAATTAAATCGATTTTTGATTCTCAAGTATAACGTAGCAAATTTGGGTGACCTCAAATTCTATCTCGCAACTAAAGAACAAATAGATCAGTAACGTAATCATGTACTGTACTTACTGATTTCACTTTACCTAAAACATTCGTGAGTTTTATAGTGGGATACATCATCTTTAGTGTATCAATATCGTAATATAACATATCACTTATCTTTACATTTTCTCGATGGAAATCACCTCTTGGACCCGCGTAGCGTTTAATCTTCCCCAATATGTCCTTCGCTGGTTTATCATCAACATCCATGAGATAGGCGGAAGTGAGCGGCATGTTAAACACAACATGTTTTTCCTGTGGAGGTGGCCACTCATGTTTCGTATTATATGTTAAATACTTGTACAATTTATCATTGTACCAGTATTTGATTCTAATGATTGTCTTTATGACGTTCTCTGGTGTATCCTCTGCTGTATAATTCATATCCTTAGACTCGACATAGTGTTCATCAAAAAGACCATCCCATTTATCACTTTCATTTTCCCAAAATGGACCATTGATTGAATATGTTTTATCATTATCAGTAAAATATTCCATAGATGCGTGTTCTATTTTATGGTTTGGAATCGACACAAAATTTTTATATGTGTCGTATATCCATATTATTACACTGGTTAAAAGATTGCGTAGCATTCTAACTAATTATATGGAGGGAAATTTTTTGAGTAGATATAACAACAAATTACATGCATGGAAAGACTCAATTAATGATGATCCCACGAATCGGTCTGCGTACGAACGAGACATGTCTGATTATATCATTCAATGTATGCCATATATGCGTCGATATACAGATGACATAAACAGTGAAGTGAGTACTGATAATGTCTTTAACTGTAAAGTGACATCTGGTCTCAAACGAAAGGATATATTTAATGAATATCTCGCCGACGTTGAAAATTTAAATGTTGACAAGAAATTTATAAAAAAACACGACGAATGTCCTACATGTACCAATAGTAATATATTTCATTTTGCTGATACGAGTGAACTTGTATGCGATGGATGTGGAGCTGTCCTGGCCTGTCTGATAAGCGAAGAATTAACATATAGAGAGGAACAGGAGACATCTGAAAAAATTGTAAATTATTCATACAAGAGGGAAAATCACTTTAATGAATGGTTGTCACAATTTCAAGCACAAGAGATGACGAACATACCACAGGACGTCATGGATCAACTGAGAAATGAGTTGAAAAAGTTGAAAATCAAAGCACTCGAGGAGATCACACACGCGCGTGTAAGAAGTCTTCTTAAGAAACTCAAGATGAATAAATACTATGAGCACGTACCGTACATCACAAACATATTGAGTGGTGTAAAACCCCCTAATATGCCACAAAAATTGGAAGAACGACTGCGTATTATGTTTAAAGACATACAGAAACCGTTTGATGATAACTGTCCATCGAATCGTAGGAATTTCCTTTCATATAGCTATGTATTGTATAAATTCTGTGAACTCTTGAGTGAAGATTCCTATCTCCAATATTTTCCACTACTCAAGAGCAAAGAGAAACTCTATCAACAAGATGTCATATGGAAAAAGATATGTCACGACTTACGTTGGGAGTTTATTCCGACAATTTAAAGAAATGACACCCTTTATCTACAATGAACAAATACGAAAAGTTTTGTATTGAAGAAGCGGCATTTTATACACATAAAGCGCATAACATACTCACTGAAGAGATGAAAGACCCTAAGAAATATTACGATGAAATGATCGATACCTATAAACATCTCACTCGCATTTTTCCATACATTGTGGCGATGCGATACAACGAACCTCAACATCTCGATTCTGAAACGGAGGAAAGTTTATCAAGTACGCAGTCTTCAAGCCAGTCAAACGAAGATAATTGTGTCCTTGAACCTCAGCCGACTCATTTAAGGTTTTAATCGTTTTGAATTCGAGTATAGTTTCATTGTTAATGATAATATCCGCTCGTAAATTACCTATAACATGCCCATTGAATGGAATCGGTATGATTCTCTCTGACTCATATTTAATACCTTTAGATCGAAGTAACACTTCCATAGCATTGTGATATACTCTCTCACTGTATCCAGGTCCCAGTTGAGAATATATCTCCTTACATAGGTCTTCTATCATTGT